GCGCTTGGGAAGATAGATTTAGCTATGATTACGTGAATAATCAATACCTTAAGGCTAAAGGAGCTGGACAGCTAGATTCATTTAACCAGGAGTTAATGTTACGTATTACATCAGAAGAAGACAGGCTAATCCAGGATTCAGACCTAATCTGGTATAAACGGAGTACATTGCTTAAAAACAAAGGCGCCTATAATTTTTATGTCACTACTGATTTTGCAACCAGCGACAGGGAACATGCTGATTTTAGTGTAATTAACGTATGGGCGTATAATAATAATGGCGACTGGCTCTGGGTAGATGGGCATTGTAAGCGGGCCCTAATGAACGACACCATTGATCACTTGTTTCGTTTAGTTCAAGAATATACTCCTCAGGAAGTCGGAATTGAAACGACAGGACAACAAGGAGGCTTTATTAGCTGGATTCAAAATGAAATGGGCCATCGCAATATTTATTTTACTTTGTCTACGGGGAAAAATAGTAATACAATAGGAATCAGACCTACTAAAGATAAGATGAGTAGGTTTCAGCAGAACGCAGTTCCGCTGTTTAAATCTAAAAAAATATGGTTGCCAGAAGAATTAAAAGATAGTGAGGAACTTGTAGAGTTGCTTTTTGAGATATCTTTAGCTACTCTAAAGGGGTTTAAGAGTAAACACGATGATCAGATCGATACGATCAGTATGTTAGCAGAACTAAATGCATGGAAGCCAAGTGAAGTGGCTACCCAGGAAGAAGAAGATGATAGATTAGAAAACTCAGTTATGTGGGGTGATGATGGTAGTACAAAAAAAGCAGGAGATAGCTCCTACTTTGTTTAGCAACTCGCTTCAACTTGTCCTCTCAACAAGTTGATGTGTGCCTCCCGGATAGGCGAGGGTTCGGCGCCCTTGCCTATCCACTTCCTTTAGAGGATGATATGAAAGTTTCTGAATATATTGATTACTTAGCTACTGGGGAATGCAGTAAGCTTGCTATTGCTAGTGTTGGCGACATGTCTGCTAATCCAAGCCCAGCGCCTTCTGCAGTACAGTTAATTAACCAGGGTAAATTTATTAATTATGTAAATTTAGCTAATTTAGCTTTACATAAACGATTTCATTTAATGATAAAAACATATGAAATGGACAATCCATTAGATGGAGAAGAATTTACTTTACCTTCAGATTTTCTTTCTCCTATTTACGCATATTACGCTTCAGATTTTGTACAAGTACCTATTAAAGATGATTCGGTAAAATTAGTACAAAAAATAGATCATCATGTGTCCATTCTTATACCAGAACCGTTTAAAGCAGTTATTAAGGGCACAGATGCTGAAACACCTAAACGAATGCAAATTCTTTTAAAATATGCAGCAGCTCCTAAAAAAGTTAAAACAACTTACACGGATCTAAAAATAAATGAAGTGTACACAGAAGCATTACTTAATTACTCAGCGTATAAAGCACACGGCTCTATTAGTGGAGATATGAAGGATGAAAATAATACTTACTATCTTCGTTATGAAGCTAGTTGTAAACAACTTATTAATTCTGGTATGTGGGGGAATAATGAAATTGAGGTTAATACTAAATTGGAGGATAATGGATTTGTATAATTAATTTGACATTCTAAAATATTGTCTTTATTCTACACCCGCAACCATTGCCAATGCTGAGAACAACCTCCTTAGGAGTTAATAATGGCATACTATGCAGATATTAATCTCGTGGCTAATGATACAAAGCCAGAGATCAACTTAACATTAAAAGATTCTAACACCGCCGCAGCTGGTCTTACTCTAGACCCTGATGACTCCGATACATGGAGTGCCATTGATATTTCCGATCCTGCAGTTACAGTAAAATTTCGTGCCTTGGGCGCTTCAACTGTCCTGGATACGATGACGTGTATAAAAACCGTTCCTATAGATGGAAAATGCTATATACCATGGGGTGCTGATACTTTAGCTGTATCTGCCGGTACTTATGAAGGTGAAATTTCATTAACATACACTAGCGGAGGTATTTTAACTCTTTTTGATAGGCTTAAATTTAAAATACGGGATGATTTCTAATGGCTCTAGGAGGTTTTACAGGTAGTAATGCAGAAGCAGAAATAGACTATGTTAATGCTAGTACTGACATTTTCTTAGACTACGATAGTAAAAATAGGGAATTTTATTTTACAGTTCCTTTAGCTGATGCGCATGAATTTGCAATAGTAAAACCAGCATTAAGTGATGTCTTTGCACTACTGGATTCTGCAGCACTACATCCACTTAAATTACCTTCAGATAGCGTCACTGTTTCAGATACGGCCTATAGAGTACTAACTAAAGCTCTAGCAGATGGTTTTGCTTTAGATGACTCGGCATTAATAGACAAAGATTACGTTGGAACTAAAGGCAATGTTACTACGATGCTGGATATTTTTGGGTTGTCGTATGAACATCCTGTAGCTGACAGCTGTAGTATGAGTGACGTAGTTGAACAAGCTTGGGGTTATGCTAGAACTTTTGCTGACAGTATTATATTAACAGATAGTGAATTTAACCCACTGGGTACGTTTATACTTAACACAAGTGTATTAAACCCGGGCGACTCCCAGTTTGCGTTAATTAAAGGTAATGATCAGGTTGATGTTCTTGGTATCTCAGACACAACAGTATTAACACCAGGTAAAAATTTTACAAACACCTTTACATTCAGCGAGACTGATAGCTATAGCTTAGGTAAAGGCCTATCTGATACATTTGGTTGCACGGATGTATTGTATATAGATTTTAAAACTTTGGCTGATTCACTAAGTCTATCAGATATACTGAGTAACCATCCTTTCAAAAACAGTAGCGATACAGCGACTGTTTCTGATACTATAAACCTAAGTTTATTTACCGGTGGAATCATGAATGTAATGCCGTTAAATACAATGAGACTAAACTAGGAGTTTAAAAAATGATTAATGATGATTTACGATTAACAGGTGCGCTAACTATTTCACTAAATGGCGTAGTAGTTCAAGAAACAAACAATTTGGTAGTAACGGCAGGTAAAAGCTGGGTAGCTGATAGAATGAATAATGCGAACACAGTAATGACGCATATGGCATTAGGTGTCGGTAGTAACGCAGCGGCTGTTGGAGATACCACATTACAGTCAGAACTTGATAGAAATACTTTAACAAGTACTACTGTTTCAACTAATACAATTGCGTATGGGTGTACTTGGGCAGCTGGTGATGGTACAGGTGCTATTACTGAAGCCGGTATTTTTGATGCTGATCCAGCTGGTGACATGCTTGCACGTACTGTATTTTCAGTAGTTAATAAAGGTGCATCGGACTCAATTACTATTACGTGGACTATCACCATATCTTAATAACCCCTGTTACTTAAAGGAGTACAGCTATGGGCGTAAAGTTTACGAATAATGCATATACAACATTAACCACAACAATATCAGCTGGAGCTACTAGTTTTGATATAGCTTCAGCTGCGTCTTTTCCTGTCCTAGGTGTAGGAGATTGGACCTATGTATCCTTAACTAATGAAGTAGTTAAAGTTACTGCTATAGTGGGACTCACTTGTACATGTGTTGCTGTAGTAGGTGGTCACTCTGCTGGTATTCCTGTTGAACTTAGAATGACAGCAGAATTATTAAATGATTTTGCTGAAGATATTGATTCTTACACTAAAGCTGAATCAGATGCTCTATTAGAAACTGTAGTTGCTAAGGGCACTAGCTTACCTAGTCCTGTCTCAACGGAAGGTAGTTTATTTTATCACACAACCACTGAAGCTTTTTATGTAAGTAGAGGAACATCTTGGCATGAGCTAACTAACCCTGCCGCAGTACCAACAGGAGGAACAGTAACAATTCCTGCTATTGGCGAGGGAAGCACATTTACCTATAACTTAGGTATTGATTTTACAGATGCTGATGATGCTGATACCGCACTACTATACACCTTATCGTCAGGCTCTATGCCCGGTGGTATGACTTTACCTACAGCAGGAAACTCTGCGGTAACGGGTACGGCTGCAGCAGTAAGTAGTAACACTAATTATACTTGGACTATTCAAGCAGAAGATACTGATGGTGGTAAATCTTTTCAAGCTTATCAACAACAAATTAATAATGTCGTCCCTAGTGTAACAGGAGGCACAGTTACTATTCCTGTAGGTGTAGCATCATACGCGTCTTCTTATGATGTTAATGCAAACTTTACATTTGTAACGGGTTCTACATTCTCAGCATTTGCGTTACAGGCTGGAGCACTACCGCCTGGTTTATCTTTGAATACATCAACTGGTATTATTTCTGGTACGAACAATGCTTCTGGAAGTATTATTACTTATAACTTTACTATCAGAGCTACAGATACTGATGGTGACACAGCAGATCAAGTATATAGCTGGGAAATTATCGTAAGTGTTGCTCCTGTTGTTACAGGAGGTACAGTTACTATACCTGCGGTAATTGAAATGCAGGTAGCTACGACTTATGACGTAGATACAGATTTTACTTTTGCTAGTGGGCATCCATTCTCTGCTTATGCACTACAGAGTGGAACATTGCCAGCTGGTTTATCATTAAATACAGCAACAGGTGATATTAGTGGGACTGCATCAGGCGTAAGTAGTAATACTACTCACACTTTCGCTATCAGAGGTAGTAACACTACGGGTACTCATGCAGATCAAGATTACTCTTGGGCTGTTACCCATGTAGCACCAGCGAGCGATGGTGGTACAGTAGCAATACCATGGGCACCTACGTCAGCTTCTACAACGTATGATGTAAACGCTAATTTTACATTTCCCACAGGTGCTGCATTATCTGCTTTCGCAGTACAGAGTGGATCATTACCTACTAATTTGACATTAAAT